TTACAGACCTTTACCCATACACAAATCACACAATGGAATCCATTAACACTTCAAGGTGCTGGTTTATTCCACATCGCAATGGGTGCAGTTCTTGGTATTGCGGCATTTGGTCGTACACAAGAAAAACTAAACGGAGCAAACAATGGCGGAGCAACAGTACCATCAAGCAACTTTACAGCACCTAGCACACCTGCGCCAGGATTTGGTGCCGCACCTGGGGGCTTCAGTGCTCCAGCACCAGTCACAAGTTCCTTTGGCTCACAACCCTTGGGCGGCGGAAGCGGCTTTGGAAGCGCACCTAAAGCAACTCCAGCGCCAGCCACAGTAGGTTTTTCATCATCCGGAAAACCTATGCCAGTGCAACCAGAACAACCAGAACTCTAAAAGGAGAAATCAAATGAAGACATTCGTAGCATTATTACTAACAGCGGCATTTGCAATGCCAACATTGGCTGCTGATGAAGCACCAAAAACTAAGAAGGCCTGTGTAACTCAAAAGGATGCAAAGACTGGCAAGGAAAAAGAAGTTTGTAAAACAGTCAAAGTACACAAGAAACACGAAGGCACCAAAGTAGAAGATACTAAGCCAGAAAAGAAGAAATAATTTCTTGACTAACTAAGAAAGGTATAGTATAATTACTACTATACCTTTTTTCATCATACACTATGGATTATTATTCAATACTAGGAGTTTCAAAATCTGCCAGTCAGGACGATATCAAAAAAGCATATCGTAAATTGGCCGCTAAACATCACCCCGACAGAGGAGGTGATACTGCTAAATTCCAACAACTTGAAGAAGCATATCGTACACTCAGTGATGATCAAAAGCGAGCAGAGTACGATAACCCGATGCCTCAATATCATTTCCACACTGGTAACATGGGTGATATGGGAGATATCTTTGGAGCAATGTTTGGAGGTGGACCATTTGGTGGCTTTCAACAAAGACAGAGAAAAAATCGAAATATCAACATACGTGTCGAAATGACATTAGAAGAAGTACTTGTTGGAAAAGAAGTTACAGGAAATATTCGACTACCTAGCGGTAAAGATCAAAATATTCAAATATCAATTCCTGCCGGAGTTCAAAACGGAGACAATATTCGTTTTAGAGGATTAGGCGATGATATGGTTCCGGGCACACCGCGCGGAGATTTGATTGCACAGATCATAGAGATTCCTCATCCGAAATTTAAAAGAAACGGAAGAGACCTCTATGCTGAATTTGAAATTTCAGCGTTTGATGCTATACTAGGTAAAAGTATTCGATTTAGAACTTTAGAAAATAAAGAACTAGAAATTAAAATTCCAGCAGGCATACAACCTGGACAAATGATTAAATGTGATAGTTACGGATTACCAGCAGGTCCACACAATACACATCGCGGCACTTTGTTTGTTGAAATAAAAGTTGTCATTCCAAAAACATTGTTTACAGAAGATCTAAGAGAAATTGAAAGAATATCACAGCGTTACGGATCCTAAGGATTTCGTTCTTAGATTGGATCCTGATCCAATATTATATCAAAAATTAGAAAACTACGATTTCAACTGCGGGCTAAATGCAGAAGAAATCGAACGTAGTATGATTGATATTATGAATCGGGATCGTGGTATAGGCATTGCCGCAAATCAAGTCGGGTTCGATCGTAGAGTAATTGTATTAAAATTAAACGGCCAAGACCCGTTTGCTTTGTTCAATCCACAAATCATATCATCCGCCGATGAAAAAATAGACGAAGAAGGCTGTTTAAGTTTTCCAAATTTGTTTATCAAAGTCCCCAGAGCCAATAGTGTTTCTATAAAATATCTTGACAAAAATAACAAAGAATGTACACTTACATTAACGGGGTACGATGCTAAATGCGTTCAACACGAAATTGACCATTTAGACGGTATTACATTTACTAATCGAGTAAGTAAGTTAAAGTTAGATTTAGCATTGAAAAAACAGAGGAAATTAAATGGTAGAACCAAGTGAACAACTACAAGTAGTTTTTGAAAAAGCAGTTGCAGATTGCAAAAAACTAGGGCACGAGTATGTAACCCTAGAGCATCTTATCTTTGCCATGCTCTGTGAAGAAAAGTTTTACGAACTTCTTGTAAACTTTGGTGGCGATGGAGATTATATTAAAAAGAATCTCGAACACTATCTTAAGAATCAATTAGACGAAATTAAAATAGATCCGATCCCCAAAGGATTTAAGCCTAAAAAAACACAAACTGTTGAACGTGTACTCAACCGTGCATTTACACAAGTTCTGTTTAGTGGCCGTCAAAGTATCGAACTCGTCGATGTATTCATGAGCGCACTTAGCGAAAAACGTAGTTACGCTGTTTTCTATATTAATAAAGGCGGCGTTGATCGCGAAAAGTTTGCTGATTTTATTAACAGTGAAATCGAAGAAGACGAAGAAGAAAATGTCACTGATGCACAAAGCGAAAAAGCCTTACGTGCATACACTACCAACTTAAACGACCAAGTCAAGAAACAAAAAATCGATCCAGTTATTGGTCGCACAGAAGAACTAGAATCTATTGCACTGGGTCTTGGACGTAGAACTAAAAACAACGTATTGTTAGTAGGCGATCCAGGTGTCGGTAAGACTGCTATTGCAGAAGGTCTTGCTTTTAATATCATCAACGGCAATGTTCCAGAATTCCTGAAAGACTATACTGTGTTTAACTTAGACATCAGTGCTATGCTGGCAGGTAGTAAGTACCGAGGTGACTTTGAAGAACGATTTAAAATGGTTCTCAAAGCCTTGCAAGGAAAAGGTAAAACTGTGCTGTTCATCGACGAAGCACACATGATCAACGGTGCGGGTGCTGGGGGTAATGGCAACAGCAACGACCTTGCTAACATGATGAAGCCTGCACTGAGCAAAGGTAACATCAAAGTTGTTGCTTCAACTACTTGGGAAGAGTATCGCAAGTACTTTGAAAAGGATCGTGCGCTGATGCGTAGGTTCCAACGTGTTACAGTTGACGAACCTACTCCAGAAATGGCTGTGGAAATCCTTAAAGGTATTAAAAAGTATTACGAAAAGCATCACGGTGCTGAAATCACCGATGCGGCTATTGAAAGTGCTGTAAAATTATCTGTGCGTTATATGACTGATAAGAAGTTGCCTGATAAGGCTATCGACTTAATTGATGTGGCTTGCAGTCGTTTCAATATTAAATCCAGCGACAATAAAGTTGTGGATGTTGCTGAGATTCAATATGAATTAGCAAAGATGGTTAAACTTCCTGAAGATACTGTTAAGGAAAAAGAAAACGACAATCTTGCTAATCTTGAAAAGAATCTCAAAGGCGAAGTCTATGGACAAGATGATGCTATTACAGAAATTGTTGATAAGATTCTTGTAGCACAAGCAGGACTAAAGAGTGAAAACAAACCTGTAGGCAGTTTTGTATTCATGGGGCCAACTGGTGTTGGTAAAACAGAAGCCGCAAAACAACTCAGTAAACAGTTAGGCGTTCCGTTAATCCGCTTTGATATGAGTGAGTATCAGGAGAAGCACAGTGTATCTAAGTTAATTGGTAGTCCACCGGGTTATGTTGGCTTTGAAGAAAATGCTGGCTTGTTAATTACTAAACTACAAGAGAATCCACATTGTGTTCTGTTGTTAGACGAAATTGAAAAATCACATCCAGATGTTGCAACAATCTTGTTACAGATTATGGATAACGGTTTTGTCACAGGTAGTAATGGCAAAGTAGCCGATGCACGTAATGTTGTATTGATTATGACTACAAACCTGGGTGCTAGTGATGCAGAAAAGAACACAATTGGCTTTGGTAGTCAGGATAACGATTATGAAGACAAGGAACTTAAGAAATTCTTTGCTCCTGAATTCCGTAATCGTTTAGACGGCGTAATTACCTTTGGTAAACTCAGCAAAGAGATTATGATCAAGATTGTGGGCAAATTCTTAGTTGAACTTAAAAATCAAGTTAAAGAAAAGTCTATTAAAATTACTATTGATAACGATGCTATCGATTATTTGGTGGACAAAGGATTTGATCCTAAGATGGGTGCCCGTCCGTTGCAACGTGTTATTGACAAAGATATTAAACGTCCACTGTCCAAAGAAATGCTGTTTGGTAGTCTTAAAAACGGCGGTGCAGTAAACATTACAGTTGCAGACGGTGAAATAAAATTAGAAGTCAAACATGAAACTGTACAAGCAAACATCTAAATTATTCTTTGACAAGTATGTTTATAAGATTAGTTTGAATACTGTATTAGCCTCGGAGTTTCGTTATAAAAATTTACCTAGAACTATTGCAAAAATCCAGGCTATTGCCAGTCAGATAGAAAAAACTAAAGACGGTAAAATTCAGTTAGGCACATATTATAGAAAATTTGTAAACACAAATGATATTTTTCATGTATCTAATCTCTGTAATATACTAAAAAGCCAATCAGACTACGGCATACGTGTCGAGGGCGAATGTCTTGGCGTGTACACTAACGATGATACTGTGATTGCAAATATTGAAAAACTAGGTAAAATTAGAGATATTTCTAAACCTGCTAACGATGTAATAAAGAATTTCCTACTAACAACGCCTAACTCGATAATCGCTAAAAAATATACTCACAAGTACAGAGTTACTGTAAATCCGTTAAGAGATGCCAGTGAAAACTTTCACCGGTGGGCTGAAAAAATACCCAGCATTAAACTGCTTAGAAGAACCTATCACACAGAAGGTTACTTCTATGCGGCTAACGAAAAAACCCTAGGAATGTGTAAAATATTTCTAGGGGACAAAATACGCAGGGTAGATGAAATGTTTCTCGAAAGTGAAATTTCATAGAGCGGCAAAATAGCATAAATACTCTATTACTGGAGTATCTATGAATATTCGCGAACTTTTAAGTGAAATCGATGCAGATCCTGCTATAGGCGATGTTTTCAGCCTAGAGTTGGGCGATATCGTCATTGAATCTGTGATTGTAGATCTAACAGAAGACGGTGTTGTTATCAGTGTCGATAACACAGGAGAACACCTAATAACATCCGAAGGTTTATATCTAGAGGAAGCAACCTATCAAGGGCGCTCGGTTCCGTTGGGTAAACCTATGAAGGGCGATGTTAAAAAATCCAAAGTTTATGTAAAAAACGCTAAAGGCACTGTGGTTAAAGTAAACTTCGGTGATAAAAAAATGCGTATCAAAAAGAGTATTCCAGGGCGTCGTAAATCATTTAGAGCAAGACATAATTGTGCTAATCCAGGTCCAAGATGGAAAGCTCGCTATTGGTCTTGTAGGGCATGGTAAAATTATGAAAATAAAAGAAGTAGACAATCAAATGGAAAAATTTCAGGATGTTGACTGGGTCGACGACTTGAAATTCTTTATGCACAACGATCCGAGATTTTATCGTACAGTCACATATCCTGTAATTTCTGAATTAAAAACAAAAATTAAATCAGGTGCTAAGTGCAGTGAAATGAGTTTTATGCCTTGCATCGATAAAGCCATACCTGCGTACTGTAACAAATTTAAAATAACACAAAATCCAAAAAAAATCTTTGACGACGAAGAGATCAAAGATCTCGCAGTTAAAATGTTTCACGAAGAAAAAACAAATATCGAAGACGGAGTTTATAATAGGAGCGACAAATGATCCTATTAGAAGGCGGCAATGTATTTTCTGATGTAGAACCTTTTGGTAAAGAAGAAGCCAAGGAAGTACTAGCCAAAGCACAATCAATGATGCCTAGTGGCATTGATTTAATTCCTGTCGGTAGTGCTGGACATAAAGCCAGTTCTGGAGACATGGACTTAATGGTTGACGAACAGGCTATGCTGGACTTTTTTAAAGTTAAGACGGCTAAAGAAGCAAGACAAAAATTAAAAACATATTTTCAAGATCACGGAACTGAATCTGCACTAACTGGAATCAATGTACATATTAAAGTACCTAATGGTGATAAGTTTGCACAGGCAGATATTATGTTTGTCAAAGATGCTGGCGCTGTTAGCAAGTTTCACCAGCATGACTACAGTATAGAAAATACTCCATTCAAAGGTCTACACAAACATATTTTACTTTCCAGTATTGCTAAAGAAACACGCAATCAAATGTATCCATATGGATTAATGTGGAGCGGATTCCAAGGATTATTTGCCAGAGACGAAAATGGTAAGAAGGCTGATTTTGTTTCTAGTAATGCAGATGAAGTTGCTAGAATTTTAATCGGTGCACAGGCCACTGCCGCAGATTTAGGCAACGTTGAAAGAATTATCGACGCATTGCCTGGCAAAGAAAGAAATCCTAAAATACAACACGCATTGGCTGATGAAAACTGGCCAGGCAATGAAGGTAAGAAACCCGAAGATGTCAAGGAAGGTTCTACTGAATGGTTTGCATGGATGCAGGGCGTGGTAGAAGGCACATACGGACGCTACTGGTGCAGTACGGATAAAAAATGGAAACAACGTAAAAGCCCTAAGCAGTCTAGGAGTAGTGAATGAGATTACGTGAACTGTTTACAGAATCTGCAGAAGCGGTAAAAAAGAAACTAGGTCGTGCATTTAATCACTTAGAAGACCTAGTGTTTTTCTACGGCATCGACGGAACTATGGAAGCATTAGAGCACGTTAAAGAAGTTGCCACACAACAAGGTGCAGAATCAATTCGTATGAAATGGGACGGCAATCCACAAGTATATTGGGGTAGAGAAACAGCCAACGGTCCATTAATTCTATCAGGGCACAACGGTTGGGCACGTGGTGCTAAAACAGATAACCCAGAAGCAGTAAAAGATTTTATTGCTAATAAAAGCGGTACTCCAAAGACTCCTGAAGAAAAGCAACAGCGAGAAGCATTTGCAGAAAAGTTTGCCAGTTTGTATCCAGCGTTTGACGCGGCTACTCCGAAGGACTTTGTAGGCTTTGTCTATGCCGATGCGCTGTTTTTACAAAGACCAGAATTAAAAGATGGCGTCTATACATTCTGTCCTAATCCTAAATCAGAAACCTGTTATCATGTACGTGGAGAAAGCGAACTAGGTAAACGTATTGCTGGTGCAGACGTAATGGTTGTTGGACACGCATTTTTTCCAGAGTTTGGCATGGATGACAGTGCTCAAGAACCTTTAGATAGTTTTGATCAGTTTAATGCTAACCCTAAATTAATTGTACAAGGTCCTATCTATAATAAAAAGCCTGTAGAGATCGATACCAGTAAAGTTGACGCTATAGAACAATTTGCTCAACAACACAATGCCGAAATAGAAGGGTTCCTTTCAGATACGGCAGGATTAAGTGATCTTAAGAATATTTTATATACCTATGTCAATCAAACAGCCAAGGCACGTCAGTTGGCCAACTTAGGTATGCAAAATTTTAAAAACTGGTTAGAAGCATCTAAAGTCAGCGCCGGTAAACAACAAAAGATACAAGAAAAAATGGATGCACATCCAAATGCTGTTGAATCAATGTTTTCTATGGTTAAACAAATACAATCAATGAAGAATAACATATTGCAACAGATTGAAGGCGAACAAGGAGATATCTGGGACACCCACGGTGAAGGTCGTGTGCGTTATGCTGGCCCTGAAAAGAAGTTTGGCAATGTTAAATTAGTAAACAGAGATCAGTGGACTCCTGGAGAATAATATGAGATTAAGACAACTATTTGAAGAAAAAGTCAGTGAAGTAGCCATTATATTTGGTCGCTTCAATCCTCCGCATAAAGGTCATAAAGCCGCATGGGAAACTGCTGATACTAAAGATGTATGGTACGTAGGCACTAATCAAAGTACTGTAGGTCCAAAGGATCCATTACCATACGAAGTTAAAGTAGAATGCATGAAAGTGATTTGGCCTGAAGTTGCGGATCACATTGTTCCAGAAACCAGTTGGTTAACACTGGCCAGTTATGTGTATCAAAAACACGGTGCTATAAATTTAATTATTGTCACTGACGAAGAGTGGGTAGTACCTACTGTAAAAGAATACAACGGAAAATCAGGCCCGCACGGAGAATATAATTTTCCAGAAATTAGATTATTCCACGATACCATAGAAGACGCAAAATCAGATCTTCGTAAGAGTTCTGCCACTAGTTTGCGAGATGCTGTGGCAAGAGGTGATAGACAAGGGTTCACAGATGCCGCTGGAGTAAGTTCAGAAACTCCAGTAATGGGCAAGCCTTTCTTCGATTTAGTTGCTGAATACCTACTGCCTTATCAAGAAAAGGCCAAGGCCAAAGCAGACAAGGCTAAAAAGAAACCAGAATCTAAGAAAAAAGAAGAACCAGAAAAAGAAGAGCCTAAAAAAGAAAAAGAATCTAAGAAGGATAAAGACGATATGAAAATGAAAGATCTAGCAGAATCAGGATACGAGCATGGATTTGCTGATCCAAATGCGCCCAGTCTTGGTGATAGAGAAAGACGCGAATTCAAACGTCGCGAAATGGAACACGAACTAGGTGACGAAGAAGAGTACTATCAGCGTCAACTAGCAAAACAAAAAGAGCAGGATCGCGGTCCATGGTATATTCGTATCGATGGTAAGATCCTAAAGTCTAGAGGCGAAGTAAAAGTATTTGATTGGAAAAAAGGTGCTAATAACTATGCACTTGCCATTCTAAAAAATAAACCCGAACTTCAAGGCAAAATCTTGCTAACTAAAAATCCAGAAGATAAAGACAATGGATGAAATTTCTCAATTAAAGAAGTTAGCAGGAATAAATGAATTTAAAGGCTACCAACCATGGGGCGGTAGTAATGTCAGTATCACAGGCACAGAAAAAAGAGAATTAGAACGTAAACATAATATCAAACCAGGAACAGATGAATGGTTTCAGTTATGGTTTAGTAAACCGTACTTAACAGGCGAACCACCAGTAGGAAAAAATGAGAGCAAGTGATTTTATTAAAGACAGACCCAAAGGTATCTTAACTATATTTGATATAGACGATACACTGTTTCACACGACTGCTAAAATTAATGTTATTAAAGACGGTGAAGTTGTGCGCTCTCTAACTAATCAAGAATTTAATACTTACGAATTGCAAGACGGGGAAGAATACGACTTTGGCGAATTCCGTAATGCTGAAAAATTCCGTCAAGAAAGTGAACCAATTGGTCCAATGCTTGACGAACTAAAAACAATATTAGATCATACACAGGGCAAAGTTATAATGCTAACTGCCCGTGCAGATTTTGACAATAAAGAAACTTTCCTACAAACCTTTGCCGACCACGGTATAGACATGAGTAAAATTCATGTACACCGTGCTGGTAACTTACCAGGCAAAGAAGGTCCTGCTGAAAAGAAAGCAGTATGGGTAAGACGTTATTTAGATACCGGAAAATTTAATCAAGTAAGTTTGTATGACGATTCTATGACTAACTTGCGTGTGTTTAAAGAATTGGAACAAGAATATCCTGATGTAACATTTGATGCTTATCATATCACAGGAAACGGTGATGTTAAATCTTTAGAAGAACGTAAAAAGAAAAAACGTAAAAACAAATACGGTGCGCTATACGGTCCAGGTCCTTACGGACTATACGGTTGGAATACTGGTTATAGTGGTGCCGCCGGAGTATCTTCCGGAGAGGGCGGCGGTGATGCCGGTGGAGATGGAGGTGGTATGGAAAGTCGTCTTAATGAAGCATGGACTCCTGATAAAAAACAACGTATTAAAGAATTTGCTCTATGGGCGATTAAACTTTTAGAAATACAACAGGCTCCACGTATTAAATTAGTTTCTGACAGTGGGACTAGTGCGCTAGGGTATTTTGATCCAGAAACACAGGACATTGTTGTTACTGTTAAAGATCGTCATCAAATGGATATCATGCGAACACTAGCACATGAACTAGTACATCGTAAACAAAATGAAGCACGTGAACTAAATGGCGAAACAGGTAGTCCGGATGAAAATGAGGCTAATGCTCTAGCAGGTGTGCTGTTACGTTGGTGGGGTAGAAAGAATCCTGATCAATTTAACGAACATATTGTTAAAGTTAAAGGCGGATATCAACTACAAAGTAAAAAGACTGGTAAAAATTTAGGAACCTACCCTACAAAATCTGGTGCTGAAAAACGTGAACGTCAAGTTCAATACTTTAAACATGCCGAAGAAGATCAACACCCTAATGAAAGACCAAGGGGTCCTGAAGTTAAACCTACAATGCCTGCTGGCACTGTTAGAGTTGATGTAAGCGATGTATATGATTGGTACAAGTTAGGACAGCATATCAGTGACTTAGAAGGACTAGGTAAACATGACTTTGGTAAAGGACCTCCTAGTACAATTTTTTCCTTTGGTAGCGAAGAAGAAGAACACAAGTATATCAAGGCTTTGCAAAAAACAGGGTTAACAACAACAGACATCGATCCTGTTGACCCTAATCAGCCTAAGAACATGAAAAAACAAAAAGTTGATCCTACTTACAATGTGGGTGAAAACTTTGCCGATGGAAAGAATCCACAGGACAAAGGCGACAGTAAACGTCACGGTATCAGCAAGGGTATGAGTATAGCACAACTAAAAAAGATACGTAGCAGTGATTCCGCCAGTCCACGTAAAAAACAATTAGCGCACTGGCAAATTAATATGCGTCAAGGAAAAAAGAAATGAAACTAATAGATATTGTTATTGAAGATAAAAAAGACTTAGAAGAAAAATGGAGTCAAAAATATAAGAACAGTATTAATTGTTCTAATCCTAAAGGTTTCAGTCAAAAGGCGCATTGTGCTGGTAAAAAGAAAGTAAATGAAGGCGGGGTTATCGACATGATGGAACTGGCTAAACGTGCCAAAGCATTATTAGCACAGGGTATGAGCGAACAACAAGCACAGGATAAACTTGTTAAAGAAGGCATTCCTGCAAGATTGGCCGCGCAGGCTGTACAAATGGCACAGATGCAGGAAACTGTAGCAGATCAACTTACCGATGGTTTTACTCAAGCACATGCCGATGCCAAACGTGCTAAACAAGAAAAACTATCAGCAGAAAAATATGAAAAAAGTCTAGCAGGTCAATATAAATTACCCTGTCAGCCTATGGATTCTTATGTAGTAGATTCAACAAACAAACCTATTGTTCGATGTGCAAATCCCGATCATTCGATTGAAGTATCCGTTGCTCTTAATCAGTATATCTCAAAAGCAAAACGAATAGACGAAACACCCATTGCCGCTACAGATGATCCAATGGATCCTATGATTCATAGTCACGAAAAAGCAAATCCCATGACATTAAAAGGACGCATTTTACAAACACGTAGACAACTACAAGAACTAGCAAAGATGGCCGAAAGCGATGACTTGGCAATTTGGGTACAGATTACAAAACTTGCTAAAGGCGGAATGTTTATGGGTTTAGAACAGAACTTAGAACAAGTACGTCATGGTCTAGAGGAACTAGCCGCTAAACGCAAAAAAGGCGGGGTACAAAGTCGTGGTATTGAAAAATTCAACGAAGATCCATCTGCCGGTACTACTAATTCTGGAAATATGCAAGTGGGCGCAATTTATAAAAATAAAGCAGGTAAAACCCCTAAAAATAAAGACGGTACTGCTAAAAATGCACTAGATATGAAGGCTAATCTGTTGACAGGCGGCAGTATAGCAAAACGATAAATACAATATCAGGAGATTTAATCATGCACGACGAAATGAGACCAGTAATGCCAGGACCCGTAGATGACCATGAAGGTTCTATGGCCCGTTCTGAACTATACAGGGCCGCCAAATATTCAATGAAACTGTTCCAAATGATTCAAGATGGACAGGATTTAGAGGGTTGGGTACAGGCTAAGATCACTAAGAGTGCAGATTATCTAGATAGTGTTTATCACTATATGGAATATCAAGTTAAGTTCGGCGATGGAAGTCACGCATCCAACATCGACGACATTACAGGAGATGCTGAACAAGAGCTACCAAGCGATGAACCAGTATCTGATATGGATGACGAAGAAAGGAAAATCGACGAAATGACTACATATGAACAAAAATTAAAATCCTTGTTAGAGGGTGCAGTTAAAGAAGCATCTGGTGTACGTGCAACAGACAAAAAGAAAGGTCAAGTTGACAAATCAGAACGTAAACAATACTTTGTTAAACTTGAAAAAGATAACAAGACTCGTGGCGTTACCACTGTTGCCGACGAAGGCGAATCACAGGGCGAAGTGCGTGATCGCATGAAGCGTGATAATCCAGGTTGGACTGTGGCCAGCATCCGTGTTAAGGATGAAATCGACGAAGCCGCCGAGAAGATTGCCAAGGCTGAAAAAGACGCTAAGAGCAAAAAAGAAAAAGACAAGATGGTTAAAGAAGCCCTTACACAAGTAGTTGAAAAGGCTGTAAGTAAAGCACAACAAAAGTTCATGGGCATGGTACACGCCGCTAAGAAAGGCGAAAAGCCAGCCAGTAAAGAAGTTGCAAAAGCCGCTAAAGGTATGAGCAAGAAATCTGCTGAAGACTTTGCTAGTACAAAACACAAAGGTCTTCCAGAAAAGAAAGCAAAGAAAACTGACGAAGGTCAAGTAATGAGCCCACCAGATGGTGCTACAGCCGCTCCTAAGAAAGATCCAAAGACTGGTAAGTATCCAAAAGTAACTTCTGGACCTAATAAAGGTAAAGAATGGAGTGAAAAGACTCCTGGGCCAACAAATCCAGAATTTAAAGAAGATCAAGACCTAGTTAAGTCTATTGTTAGAAAAGTTGTTGCTGAAAAGAAAAAGGGCGACGGTAACTTAGCCAACAATGCCAAACCATACGACAAAGTAACTAAAGGCGATGTCATTGCTGGTCGTTTAGGCAAAGACGAGATGGGCGGTAAAGCAGATAAGAAAAAAGAAACAGTTAAAGAATCTGCTGACTTATCTCGTATGAAACAATTAATGACACGTTTGAACGGATAATAACATGGACATGAAACAAATTTTACAAGCACTAGATAAAGCCTCTAGTCGCAAAGTAGAAGGCGCAAATGATATGCGCCGTTTTGTGTCTATTGTTCATGAAAACAATACATTAAAAACAGTTGCTGACAAAATTTCTTCGGCAGCAGATGCCGCAAAAGAAAAACTCAGCGACTTTAGACCATATGACGAAAAAGCAGTGGCTAAGATGTATGGTGTCAAAACTGCAAATAATTCTGCTAAAAAAGAAGATAGTGATTTAGAGGAAGCGGGCAAGCCCGGTGATCCAGGATTTAAACCCAATCTTCAAGTTCCACAAGCACCTCCATTTCCCGAAGGCGATTTTTCTCAACCCGGCCCATATGATTTAGGCAATGGTGAAAAACTTACTGTAAATCAGGACGGTACTAGAGTACACTCATCTGGCGCTGGAACATTTACCTACGATAAAGCAGGCAAGGCTATCAAATACACTAGTCCTAACTTTTCCGGACTCAGTCAAGAACACGATCTAGTTACTGGTAACATTACTGTAAAGTATATTAACGGTCCTATGAATATTGTTAAAACATATGACAAGACTGGTAAAGAGACTGGCGATAGTAATGCTGAATACGATATGGGCACACAAACTGTTGCACAGAAAAAGACTGCTGGTGGTGCTGTACAAAATACAGTAACTCCTACGGGCGGTACTCCACAGCCTGCTCCAGCACCAACTGCTGAATCTAGAAAATCTTTTGCAGATTACCTACAAATGATTGAAGAAGGTCTTAAAGACCCTAAAGACAATCCATGCTGGAAAGGCTACAAGCCAGTAGGTACCAAGAAAAAAGGTGGCCGCACAGTTCCTAACTGTGTACCAAAAGAGTAATGCGAGCCCTTGTCTTAGCACTAGCACTAACATTAACAGGTTGCGCTACTGTTAAGGAATGGGTTCCTAGTTTCAGTGATCCAAATCAATCCGCACGTATTATCGATGTGCGTCAAAGTGTTCAGCAATTAGATTGCAAACAAACACATGCTCCTCAGGTCAAACGTATTAAAGACAATTTAGATTGGTTTCAACTTTACAGCGAAAGCAAAGGTTGGAGACAAAATGATGTTCTTAAATTAGTTAAGCCTATGCAGGAAACAGTAGATGATTTTTACAAACGTAGTAATGAAAAGCAGGGTAGCGAAACCTACTGCGAAATTAAAAAGAAATTAATGACTACCCAATCAGAAAAAGCCGCTAGTGCTATATTGGGGAGATTCTAATGATTGAACAGTTACAGCAGTTAACACAATGTGGTCGCCCTTGGGCCGCAGAACGTGCTACATTAGCACTAAGTATATGCGAAGCATATCAACAACAACAAATTGACAATGACGAGTTTAAAGAACTAATGTTAGACTTAGTTAGGACAGATAAATTAGAAGAAGAGGCTGACGACATAAATTTAAAAACTATGTTAGTTACAGCAATATACGCAATAGCACAGGTGGCATAAATGGAAGAATTAGCAAAAGCACTTAAAATAGTATTCGCAAGTGAATTTAGTTTCTATCTAAAGGCACATTATTTTCACTGGAACGTAGAAGGTCCAGACTTTGCAGAGTTTCATGACTTGTTTGGAAACATCTACGAAGAAGTATATGGAAGCATAGATCCGTTTGCGGAAAACATTCGTAAGAGCGGTAGTTATACTCCTGGTAGTTTTGAACGTTTTACTATGCTTAGTAAAATCGATGACGAAACAGAAATTCCAGATGCAATGTCTATGACACAGATATTGTTAGAAGACTCTGATAAAATGGCCAACTTATTCGGCTTGGTTTATAAAATTGCAGAAACAAACAACGAATTTGGTCTTGCTAATTTCCTAGCAGATCGTCAAGATGCACATCGTAAGCATTCATGGATGTTAAGAGCAACATTAAAATAATGGAAAACGAATACCCAGTTTACCCGGAGGATGATGGTTATGACCGTCCGAGAAACCCTTACAGCCCTGTTTAATGATATTGTAGAAGGGCTTGCTCGCTTTGGTTGCGGGTTAGCAGGAATTCCTTATGATGAATAAGAACATACCTCGGGACCGTTAGAGGTTATGTGCCCGGCTGCTGGGCTAATCAACGGATTCGCTACCCTGACGATTTAAAGTGAGCACTGATAAATACATAATAAGATTTTGGGGACAAACAAATGGATATTAGATCAATTCTAAACAAACTAGATAATGTAGTTCTATCTGAAGCAATTACATTACAGGACGTTGAAGCCGCCGTGCAAGGCAAAGAAAAAGACGAACAAGGTCGTGCAAATATTTTAAACGATCTAGCATGGAAACACAAACTTCCTGGTTTGTATGATCCCATTAGCGGTTATTTTGTTCGTAAGCAAAGTATGCCAACTGGCATGGGCAATCAAGGATATAGTATTGCCGCAACAGCATCATCTAGTGCAGATAAAGAACTTGCAGATCTAGGTTTAGTTCCACAAAACGCAAAAACATCAACTGGTTTAGGACGTATGTTCCGTGGCGATGATAAAGGTCAATACGATACAGATGTTAAAAATGCAAGTACTGGTGCTATTACTAAACAAAAAGTTGAAAAATTTAAAACAGATACACTGCCAAAATTAAAAGATCTAGTGACAAAATTAAATTCCACAGTATCTGCTGTAAAAAGCGGTAGTAGTCTCAGTCAATCCAGCGGTATTGGCCTTAAACTTCCTAACAAGCCTTTCGAAAGTTCAATTTTTGAAAGTCTATTAAAGGAATTCCAAGACGAAGTTATTGATCAAGGTATCGAAGAAAGAGTAGTTGGTGTAGATAGTCCTGGTGCAAAATTAGCACCTGAAGTACAGCAAGTCTATGACGAATTAAAAGCACTATTGGATACAGCAGAAAAAGATGGCATAGGCAAAGATCCAGAAATGGCCAAAGAACTAGAAACAGCCAAGACTGCTATGGCCACAGCAGAAAAAGATGGTGTAGAAAAACCTGCGGCTGCTCCAGCAACATCGGGCGGCGGTACAGGCGCACAATCTACTGTAGCCACAAGTGGCGACAAAGAAGCAAAATTAAAAAGAATAAAAGAATTACTTGCTAAAGCAAAAGAGTCTAAAGCGGCTGTGCCCAAAACGGCTCCTAAAACTGAAAGCATGAGTGAGTTAATGAATCGTATCCAACGTATTGCCGAAGGTACAACATTGTCTGAAGCATTGACCGCAGACGAATATAAAGAATTACAAAGACTGGCCGCAGATTTAGGAACAGATTTTAAAGACGATCCTGAAATCCAAACACTAACTAAACAAGCATTAGACCTACCAGCACAATTTAGTTCAGACGAAAAGCCAGCAGATCCAACAAATCCAACAGATCCAACAAAACCTAATGATAAAAAACCTGGAGTTGCTGATCCAAAAGTACAAAAGGTTCAAGAACAACTTAAAGCATTAGGTGTTGATCCAGGTCCTATTGATGGACGTATGGGACCAAAAACTGTTGCAGGCATTAAGGCATTTGAAAAATTAGCAGGACTACCTGAAACTGGAAAAATTACTCCAGAATTAGAAAAACTTCTAGCAGACGGTAAAAATGTTATTGCTCGCAGTAAGTTAACACAATCATTAACTGCTATCGAAGCGTTAATGACCAAATATAAAATTACAGAGTCTATTACTGTAGAAAATTTAGAATCTATGACAGAAGATGAACTACGTTCATTTGTTATGGCAAACATTAAAGTGTTTTCTGAGTCTGAGCAGATGTCGATTATGAAACAATTTATCGATGAGTCTGCAAAATTAGACGAAAAATTTGTTAACGGTAAATTCTATCCAGATTCAGCACCAGATACAAAACCAAAACGCAGTGTTACCGGCAGTGTTGATGTCCCCAAAGACTTTGGCAAGGCTCCAGTGGATTCCAAAGGCAATCCAATTAGACCAGACTACTTAGGTAATACTCCTGGTAATCCAGCACCTAAAACACCAACACCTGCACCAGCGCCAGCACCAGAACCTGGAAAGGCCAGTTGGTTAGATAAAGCCAAGGGCGTATTAAACAAAGTAGGCGGCAAGGTTGCTGGTGCGGCTATGAGAAATCCAAGAATAGCCGCAGGTGTGGCTATTCTATCTACTGCGGCTGCTGGATTTGGTATCAGTAAGTTTATGGATTGGATCAAAGGCGGAGATCTAGAAATGGATCCTGCTGACTTGGCTGAATTACAAAAACATCTAAAAGTTCTTGAAGAGTTTGGTAAAAACCCAGAAGTAGTTAAAGGTTTACCTGTAGAAGTTCAGAAACGTTTAGAAACAGTATTAGGCAAGTTAAACAAACTACAGCAGGCTAAAGCAAAGGCGGCTCCAGGGCAAAATCAAGCGGCGGCAGCGTCTAACACACCCCCAACTGCTTAAACTTTGTTCAATTAAAAAGCGGCTTCGGCCGCTTTTTTTATCTTTTGAAAAAATAATCATTGACTTCCGTCAAGCATACATATATAATAAAATTTATTACTTAGGAGATTTACATGGGCGATCGCACCTACGGACCAGAGGAAAAGGCCAAATTAGAAAGATTAATCAACGAAGGCGTTCAAATCAAATACGAAATTGAAAGTCTAACAGAAGGCTTAAAAGAAACTGTTAAGGCAGTAGCGGAAGAATTAGACGTCAAACCAGCATTAATTAACAAGGCAATTAGTATTGCACACAAAGGCAATTGGAATGATGTATTCAGCGACTTTGACGATTTAGAAACTATCATTGTCACTGTTGGTAAAGATAAATGATTGTTAATATTTTTAAACCTACTATTGATTGGATCAAAGATGACTGGCACAGCGATAAATTACGCTTTGTACTTGAAATACTGGCTTGGGCAATTTCAATTGGGTGTAGCATCACTATGGCTGTCACTGTCCCTAATCCGCCTCTTCTTGCTTTGTATCCTGTGTGGATCGCTGGTTGCGCTATCTATGCTTGGTGCGCTTATACTAGGCAATCATTTGGCATGTTGGCTAACTACATCTTGTTGACCACAATAGATACCATCGGCCTTGTCCGAATGCTAATTAATTAATATAGAGAAAGGTTAGCGAGCCATAAGTCGCTGTTTTGGTATTTGTCGGCCACAAACGACATAAGGAGAAATATGAGTTATGTAGACGCTCTCTTTGATAGAGAGAATGATATTATTAAGGTCGTTGAAAGAAACGACAAAGGCGAAAGGGTTTTTAAAGAACACCCAGTACGCTACACATTTTACTATCCAGATCCCCGAGGTAAATTTACTTCTATCTATGGTGATCCGCTGACAAGGGTAGTTTGTAAAAATACCAAAGACTTCCGTAAAGAACAGGCCATTAACAGTGGCAAAGAACTTTATGAAAGTGACATCAATCCAATCTTTGTACATCTAAGCGAAAACTATCTAAATCAAGATGCACCTAAACTAAACATTTGCTTCTTTGACATTGAGGTGGACTTTGATCCAGAACGTGGTTATTCTACACCAGAAGATGCGTTCATGCCAATTACAGCAATCACTGTTCACCTCAAGTGGTTAGACAAGTTAATCACATTAGCCATACCTCCTAAAGGTATGAATATGGATGATGCTAAAAAATTACTAGAAGATATTCCAGACACACATCTGTTTGACAGCGAAGCAGATATGTTGGAAACATTCTTAGACTTAATTCAAGACGCAGATATTATCAGTGGTTGGAACAGCGAAGGTTATGACGTTCCGTATACTGTTAATCGTGTTACTCAGGTATTGAGTAAAGAAGATACACGTAGATTCTGTTTGTGGGATCAATTTCCTAAAAGACGTGAATATGAAAAATATGGAAAGACTGCTGTAACATATGACTTCCACGGTCGTGTACACTTAGATAGTTTGGAACTATATCGCAAATATACATATGAAGAACGTCATACATATCGACTAGATGCTATTGGCGAGATGGAGATTGGCGAAAACAAGACTGTTTACGAAGGCACGTTGGATCAACTATACAACAATGACTTTAAAAAGTTTATTATCTATAATAGACAAGACACTGCACTATTAAACAAATTAGACGACAAATTAAAGTTTATCGACCTTGCTAATAAACTAGCACACGAATGTACTGTATTGTTACAGACAACAATGGGTGCTGTGGCTGTTACTGAACAGGCTATTATTAATGAAGCGCATCGCAGAGGCTTCCAAGTACCGAATCGTCCTAAACGAGATGACGATGAGAACTCAGCGGCAGCAGGTGCGTATGTTGCCTATCCTAAGGAGGGATTGCAAGACTGGATTGGCTCATTGGACATTAACAGTCTTTATCCAAGTGCCATCCGTGCATTGAACATGGGGCCAGAAACTATTATTGGTCAGTTACGCCCAACACATACTGAAGCATATATTCACGAACAAACTACTCTTAAGAAAAAATCATTTGCAGGTGCATGGGAGGGAATGTTTGGCAGTATGGAATATACTGCTGTTATGGAACAGCGCAGAGATACAGAGATTATCATCGACTGGGAAGATGGCAACGAAACAGTACACAGTGCCGCAGAAGTCTACAAATTAATTTTTGATAGCAATCAACCTTGGACTATATCTGCTAATGGTACAATCTTTACCTACGAGAAAGAAGGTATTATCCCTGGACTGCTAAAACGTTGGTATGCCGAACGTAAAGAGATGCAAGCCAAGCTCAAAGAATGTATTGCCAGCGGCAATAAAATTGAAGAAGAATATTGGGACAAACGCCAGTTAGTTAAGAAGATTAACCTAAATAGTTTGTATGGTGCTATTCTTAATGCCGGCTGTAGGTTCTTTGACAAACGCATTGGACAGTCAACTACACTCACTGGAAGACAAGTAGTTAAGCATATGGCTGGCAAAGTTAATGAAATTATCACAGGTGAATATGATTACCGTGGTAAAGCAATTATCTATGGCGACACGGACTCCTGTTACTTCTCAGCATACACTACACTAAAGAAAGATATTGAGTCCGGTGTTATTCCTTGGACTAAGGAAAATGTCACTGCATTGTATGACCAAATTGGTGAAGAAGTAAACTCGACATTTGTTAAGTTTATGCAGGAAGCATTTCATTGTCCTCCTAGTAGAGGAGAAGTTATCCGGGCAGGTCGAGAAATTGTTGCCAGTAAAGGTTTGTTCATTACTAAGAAGCGTTATGCTGTATTGTATTATGACAAGGAAGGCAAACGTGCCGATACCGATGGCAAGCCAGGTAAGATCAAAGCCATGGGCTTAGACTTGAAACGTTCAGATACTCCGGCATTTATTCAAGACTTCCTAAGTGATGTACTTGAAAAAGTACTAACTGGTTCTACTGAACAAGAGGTATTAGATTTTATTACTGCATTTAGAACAGAATTTAAAAGTCGTCCTGGTTGGGAGAAAGGTTCACCCAAACGTGCCAACAACATCACAGAGTACCAAGCCAAAGAAACAAAGGCAGGCAAGACTAATATGCCCGGACATGTACGTGCAAGTCTTAATTGGAACACTCTGCGTAGAATGAATTCAGACAAGTACAGTATGCAGGTTACAGACGGCGCCAAAGTTATTGTCTGTAAACTTAAACAGAATCCGCTCGGATATACATCAGTGGCTTATCCGGTTGATGAACTACGTTTACCTAAATGGTTTATGGAGTTACCGTTTGATGATGCAGAAATGGAACAGACAATTATTGATAACAAATTATCTAACTTAATTGGTGTTCTAAATTGGGACATCGCAAGCACAGAAGAAAAGAATACATTCAACAAATTGTTTGAATTTTAAGGCTTGACTTTTAACAAAAACCTAAATATAATCAACATTAAGGAGAACTATAATGATTAAGGACATTTTAACAGATATCGTAGCACATACACACAGCCTAGGCTTTTTGCCATTGGTTAAGATCAGCGGTGCTAAAGATTCAACAACTATCGAATCTATGGCAGAAGATCGTAGTGTAATTGTAACTGCTACTGCACATTCACCTGTGGCAGAATTTGACGGCACATTTGGTATGCCAAACTTAGACAAGTTAAATCTTCACTTGAAGAATCCAGAATATAAAGAGAACGCTAAGATTGATGTTGTCAAAGCAAACCGCAATGGTGCAGATGTTCCAGTAGGTTTACACTTTGAAAACCAAGCAGGCGATTTCCAAAACGATTATCGTTTTATGGCCGCAGAACTTATCAATGAAAAATTAAAATCAGTTAAGTTCAAAGGTGCTAGTTGGGAAGTCGAGTTCGAACCAAGTGTTGCGGCTATTAGTCGTTTGAAATTACAGAGTGCGGCACACAGTGAAGAAACTGTTTTTCAAGTTCGTACAGAAGACAACAATCTTGTATTCTTCTTTGGAGATGCAAGTACACACGCAGGTTCATTTGTTTTCCAACACGATGTTGGCGGCAAGTTAAAGCACACATGGTCTTGGCCTGTTGCACAAGTACAGAGCATTTTAAATCTTGATGGTAAAGTTACTATGAAGATTGCAGATGCAGGTGCTATGCAAATTACTGTTGACAGCGGTGTTGCTGTATATGATTACATCTTACCAGCACAGAGCAAGTAATTATGAATTTTATTTTAGACTATATTAAGTCGCATATACCCCAAATGGAAATGATTGGGGTTATTATGCGTATTATTAGTTTTACCCTAGTATCGTGGTTAGGTCCAGCAAGTCCGTTTATGTTTGTTTGGATCTTTAATACTATAGATGCTGTACTCTTAACGTATTGTGCTACACTTAAGAACGATAAGGCTTATACGCTACTAAATGCTTTTTGGATTTTAGTTGGAATAATAGGCATTGCACGAGCAGGTGGATGGCTCTAATGAATAAAAACCTAACAGCAACACAGAACGACTACGCATATTTTTTACCAGCAACAAGTGGTTTCTATAGTACCTTTATCGGTAAACAACGTTATGGGAACTATGTTGACCCGGCAAGAATACCTGCTAGTTTTAAAAATGGAGTAGAAAGTCTAAACTACTTAGAACCTGAAAAAGGTGCATTTTATTACGATCACTGTTTGTATAGTGCTGGACATGCTAACTTAGATTTAAACAAAGTAGATCACAGCGAAGATATGTTTCGTAATAGAGATCGTAGCACAAGTTGGGTGTTAGGTGATTCAGGTGGCTTCCAGATTGGTAAAGGTGTATGGGAAGGCGATTGGAAAAATCCTAACTGTCCTAAAGCACAAAAGAAACGTGAACAGGTTCTTAAGTGGATGGATGCACTTATGGATTATGGAATGTGCCTTGATATTCCTGCCTGGGTGGCTCGTAGTCCCGCTGGTCAAAAAGCCACAGGCATTACTACATACGCAGAAGCAGTTCAAGGAACTTACATTAATAATGATTGGTTTGTAAACAATCGTAATGGTAACTGTAAGTTCTTAAATGTTCTTCAAGGTGAAAATCATACTGATGCCGATGATTGGTATGACCGTATGAAGAAATACTGCGATCCAAAAGTATACGGTGACCGTGCATTCAATGGTTGGGCCATGGGTGGCCAAAATATGTGTGATGTACATCTAGTTTTAAAACGGCTAGTGGCATTACGATTTGATGGTTTGTTAGAACAGGGTCATCAAGATTGGATGCACTTCTTAGGTACAAGTAAATTAGAATGGGCTTGTTTATTAACAGACATTCAACGTGCTGTACGCAAATATCACAATCCTAACTTTACAATATCGTTTGACTGTGCCAGTCCATTCTTGGCTACTGCTAATGGACAAGTATATGTTCAAACAGAAACTCAAGACCGAACTAAATGGGTTTATAGAATGTTGCCTAGCATCGACGATAAAAAATATGCTGGCGATACTAGATTGTTCAGAGATGCAGTAATGCAAGATGGACATTTTAAAAATTTCGATAATAGTCCAATCATAGATGGTGTTCAAATTAAAGACGTATGTATATATGCACCTGGAGATTTGAACAAAATTGGTAAGGAAGGTAAGACATCTTGGGATAGTTTTAGTTATGCAATTCTAATGGGTCATAATGTTTGGATGCATCTTAACGCAGTACAAGAAGCCAATCGTCAATATGATGCAGGACTATGTCCAACTATGTTAGTTCAAGAAAAGTTTGACAGACTATATTTTAAAGATGTAGTAGATGCCATTTTTAGTGCTAATGATAGAGGTACTGCTGATGCAGTTATTGACAGTTTTAGTAAATTTTGGATGGCTATTCCCGGTACTAGGGGTGCTGTAGGTAAGAAAACGGTTAATGCTAGTACTCAATTTGCCAAACTATTTGACGAAGTCGAAGAAGAGAGTGTACAATTAGAACACGGTGAAGAATTTACCGATGATGAAATAGCAAAACTTGACAAACTTGAAGAAGGCATCAAATGAAACTAGGCATATTATTCGTAATTTCAGGACTATTGGGATTTCTTGCGGCACAGGTCACGGCAAAAGACACTGTCGGTGTTAATGATTATTATATTGTAATCAAAGTTGCAAAAACGGGAAATACAATCGGTCTATCAGATAAATTTATCGGTTACGATAACTGTGTAAATTCCGCCGATTATCAATTACATACATTTGCCAGCAAAGAGTCTGGTGCAGACATTCAATGTATTAACAAACTTCCCACATATAGATGAAAAGTTTAATAGTAGGAATGGGTATAGGACAGTTATATAAAACTGTCCTTACTAATTTAGGTCACGAAGTAGTTACTGTCGACAGCGATATTAGTCGAGGTGCAGATATGCCTAGCATAGATGCGGCTATTTTAGTTCATGAATTTTTTGATACTGTACACATTTGTACACCAAATTTTACACACTTTGAATTAGCCGCAAAGGTTGCTCCATTTAGTAGAATTGTGTTTATTGAAAAACCTGGAGTTGCTAAGGCAGAGAATTGGGCCACCCTTTGTCACACTTTTAAAAATACACGCTTCATGATGGTTAAGAACAATATGTGGCGTAGTAATATTGAAGAATTAAAAACACTTGCAGACAAATCCTCTAATGTAGAACTTATGTGGATTAACAAGGATCGTGTTCCAAATCCTGGAACTTGGTTTACTACTAAAAAATTAGCATTCGGTGGAGTTAGTAGAGATCTTATGCCACACTTGCTAAGTCTATATATTGCATTAAATCCCAATTGGAAGAATGAATCTATGACTGATCAAGGTTCTCTTAGAGAATGGGAATTAAGCGACTTAACTACCACAGACTATGGCATTGTTAAATCCGATGGAATATATGATGTAGACGATTTTTGTTACATTGAGTTTGGTAGCAAGTGGAATTTACAAGCAGATTGGCGTAGTAATAATCTAGATGCTCGTAAAATTGAATTTATTTTAAAAGAAGGCTTCTGTGAAGTCTTTGAATTAGGTCTATGCCCTGAAGATGCATATCAAAGAATGATTGCAGATGCTGTTGCCAATGTAGATAATGATAAATTTTGGCAACAACAATTAGAATACGATTATTGGATTCACGAAAGAATAGAAAATCTATGACACGCTGTTTACAAACTAATGGGCAAGGTTACTTTGAAGAAGTAACATATGATGTTCCTGCATTCCAAGAAACCGAGATCAGTGTCCGTGCTGTTATGACAGGTGTTTGTCGTAGCGACATTGATATGATGCAAGGAAACTTTGGACCATTGCCACTTCACATGCAAGGTCATGAAGGACTAGGACAGGTAATTGCTGTTGGTGCAAATATTAAAGATGTCTCTATAGGCGATTATGTTGCTACTCGTGGAGAACCGGCATACGCAGACATATATAATGTTCGAGAATTCGAATATGTAAAAGTTCCAGAAGCAGATCCAAAATATATCTTAGAGCCGGTGGCTTGCGGAATCAATGTAGTACAACAATCAATCTCTGATATCTATAAAAGAAGTGGAGAAGGCAAAAAGTTACTAATATTAGGTTCTGGATTCTTAGCATGGGTGGCCTATAATACAATCCGATTAAATCGATTGGACTTTGATATTACTGTAGTTGGTAATAGTAATAAAGAGTTATGGGGAGATAATCTTTCCAATTCTTATACAGGAACATTTGATGTAATTATAGATCTAAGCAGTCGAACAGATGTTTTTGATAAATCAATAGTAAACAACGAAGCACTAATTGTATTTGGCAGTCAAAAAACTGTGACTACAGATTTTAGTAATTTACTTTGGAAAGCCTGTACTATGGTTTTTCCAAGTCCTCGAACAGATAGATTTTACGATTGCATGAAGGATGCGGCTATTTGGATAGAGAATGGCGATTTAGTTGTTGACAATTTTTGGACTAAAGGTTATAATCGTAATACAGAATGGCAACAAGCATTTGCGGATGGTGTGGATCGTCCAAATGGCTACAGCAGAGGTTATATTAAATGGGACTAAACACTGAAGAACGACAAGACGTCGTTTACTTTACAGGTTATGAAGTCGAGCATACTATTTGTCATGGTATGTTTACACTATTTGTAGTGGGCACTCCTCCGCTTGAAGAAATTTTACGTAAGGCAGATGACACCCAAGCACTCTTGGATGAATCTAAACGTATTCGACACATTTACTTTGGCACCAGTCAGAGTTTTAATCCTAAATCGATCAGTCAAGAAGAATATCGAGCATGGGATGAAGTTATTATAGGCTGTCTAAAAGCAGGCTACTGGGTTACTTTAGATTTTGGTGTTGAACACATCGAAGGTGTATTGGAATCCGCATATAACGAATATCCTCGCTTTGTCCCCATGATTAGTGTTAAACTACCTTACATTAATCAACTCAATTATAATGCCACACTTAAACTGGATGACCGAACTTGGGGTGCTACAAATCCAGGCGTGTGGACACATCAATTACATGAACTAATGAGTATGGACAAGTACACTCATTGGGATCAGTATACTCAAGATACACCAACATGATTATCAAACAAGACATTCGACCTAACAAAATGATCTGGGTGACTTTCCGCAAAGAAGGCATTCATAAGTATCCTGCGGCACTAACGGATCCTGCGTTAGCAACAGGAGACGAATATGACGTATCGTTTTTGGGTTATCCCCATCGCCACATTTTTCATTTCAGGGTGTGGATCAGTGTGCAACACAATGACAGGGACATTGAGTTCATCCAGTTCAAACGATGGCTCGAGTCGCTGTATAATGGTCAAGGTGCCACTATAAGCCTTGACTATAAAAGTTGCGAAATGATGTCAGATGAATTATATGACATCATTAGCAGTAAGTACCCAAATCGAGAGATTTGGATTGAGGTCTCCGAAGACGGAGAAAATGGTTCATTCATCAAATACTAAAGGAAACAATGATGAAAAAAGAAGTCGTTCAAATTTTTGACGATCTTGACAATCTGCTAGATTTTTGCAGATTCAACCTTCTGCCTTACAATGAGGCAGACTTGTATAACCGCCAAAGTAAAACTTGGCAGGCATACGAGGCGTCTAAGCGTCCTCGTCGTTATAACAACGACAGACGATTTGAAAATCGTCCCCGTAATAACAACGGGTACAATAACAACTACAGGAACGGTCGTCAATGACTGTCTACTTAGTAGACCTTGAGCCGGTAGAAACACGCTATACAGCGCAGTGGAAAACCCACCTACCGGCACTTTTACAAAAGAAAGGCTATGATGTTCAAATTATCGCTGGCCCTGAGGATATTCCTACAGCCACTACTCCTGGTGCTTTTCTTAATTTTGGTGGCACCAATATATACAAGTCTAGTCAAGTTGAGCAAATGGGCCGTCTATTTTGTAGCGGATCCGTTTGTCCCGGCGACCACTTTATTTTTACTGACGCTTGGCATCCGGGCATTATAAACTTAAAGTACATGAGTGAGTTACTAGGCATCCCAGTAACAACACATGGCTTATGGCATGCTGGCAGTTATGATCCGCAAGACTTTTTAGGACGATTGGTTGGAGATAAACCTTGGGTAAGGCATGCAGAAAAAAGTTTCTACCATGCTTTTGATCACAACTACTTTGCCACAGACTTTCATATTCACATGTTTTACGAAAACTTGATCCAACCAGATCCGGATCGTAAAGTAAGTATGTATAAGACTGTATTTGACGATACGTTATTCAAC